ATTGCAATAGACGAAGGTGCTGTACTGTCAATCAAGTACAACTATTAACACAAAAAAATAGCTAAATACTCTAATAACGGAGTTTGTCATGCTATTAAATGAATTTTTCGGGTCTATAAATTTAAAAAATAACCCCGAGTCTTCAAAGAAAGAAGAACACAAAAAAATCAAGCAGGAAGGTCTATCTGCTGATGTATTTGAATACATCATCAATAATGACAAGCTACACAAAACAGCATTCTTTCCCATTGCTGAAAAGATAATCAAAGAAGCCACAAAAGAACATGACCCAAAAATGTGGATGCCGATAGTTAATAAAGGTTGTATGGAATTTTACAATGCAACAAAAATGAAAGAGAATCCTAAAGAATTATTTACAGAAGAATTCCGTGAAGAACTGTGCAATAAAATGGCAGAGCATTACAACCGAGACATCTTAAAAGGTGTTTATAATTTAGGAAAATAAATGTTATTGAATCAATTATTTGCTCCTAAAAAATTATTCGAAGGCGGTAATCTAGCCAGTCACAAAGCTGACGGGCAACCTATGCCAGGATGGCAGGGCGTTCCTGGACAACATCAAGCACAAGAATTAGATTTAAATGTACACAACCGTACAGAAGTTGTAGCTGTGTTATCAGACTTGTTACACAGTATTAATGATTTATTTGCACAACAATACAAAGAACCGTTATGGCATGAAAACTCTGTGAAAGCTCAGAAGTTTTTAAGTGGCAGCACTATGAGATTCTTTGATAAGAAAATACCAGACGAAGAATTTGTACGTGTTAAACCCACAGTAGGTGACATTGATACACAAGCACCGGATAAACACGAAGGAACAATTAAACAATTCCTTACAGGTTTAATCGGCAAGCAGGTAGGCGATACTAAATTTATTGGATTTAGTCCAGGTAACAATCAATATACCAGTATGTGGCAGGTTACATTGCAGGATATGCCGGTTAAACTTCAAATAGATTTTGAGTACGGATCACATGATCCTACAACAGGACTGCCTACACCTTGGCAAGAATATAGCCATAGCAGTTCTTGGGAAGATTTGTCAGCAGGTATTAAAGGTGTGTTTCATAAGTACATTGATCGTGCATTGCCTTATGCTTCTACAGTCAGTACCAAGTATGTTGCTCGTGTATTAAAGAAAAGTACAAAGATAAGCGACGAGCCGGTAACAGATTCAGACTACAGTTTTGCTGTCAGTGGCCAAGGTGGTGGCGGAGTAAGTAGAAAATATGTTCCTTACGATGATCCGTCTACTGGTGCTCCTATGGAAAGAGACGGCATTCCGGTTATGCAGTTGTTAGATCCTGCTAATCGTCAATACATACAAAATCTCGGACAACAGTTTGAAATATTCTTTGGTCGTAAACCTAAAGGCAACGATCAACAACTTAAAAATAGTTTTGTAGGTACTGTAGATCTAGCTAACAAATATCTAGATGACCAACAACGCACAGAATTGTTTAATAGATTTGTATCAATATGCTTTGAGCCCGGTAGTCAAATGATTACCAAAGGCGATCCAGTAAGAGATCGTACTATTAAAATGGCTGCTATTGATTATATGATTCAAAATATGAAACTAGCTAATCCGCAGGCTATGCGAAAGCAGGCTATTAAAACAGCCATGGACTACGAACAGGCATTCACCTCTAAACAAGCAGGTAAAGGATTGAACGAAGCCGAAGTTAAAGCACAGTTTAGAAAAAGCATGCCTCACCTTAAAGATCTAAAACCCATTGACTTTTTAGATCTATTAGACGAATTAGATCAAGGCGATGGTAAATTTAAATTAAAGAATATTCCATTAAATGTTAAAGTCGACGGCTTTGGTGGACGCTTTGGTAAGAACTCAGAAGGTAAGCCGTTTATGGCTACCAGTAGAACTGAGCCTCGTTATCAAGCAGGTTTTGTTGACTATCATCAAAAGAAAGGCACAACTGATCCTGAAATTCTAGGTCGTGCTCAATTGTTTGATGATTTGTTTTCAGAAATGATGACTGCTGTGGAAATGGTCGACAACAAACTAGGTCCTGACTTTTTAGTAAACAAACAAGTAACCTGCGAAGTACTGTATCTACCATTTGCTACAGAAACACCTGAAGGCAAATTAAAATTTGTAGGTATACAATATGATAAACTTCCACAAGGTGTAGAACTAGCCTTAGTTCCATTCCGTGTAACAGATGCAACTACAGGCGAGGATATCCCAGATTCAAATAAAGCAGTTAAGGCATTAACAGGTGTAGGACGTCAAGGTAGTGTGATGTTTATTGATAATAGTCTAACACAAAACGACGAATTAGATGTCACTGAAATTATCAATGTTTTAGACAACATTGAAGAATTAAAACAGATTGTATCAGACACTGCGGGCAAAAGAGATCGTGCTAGTCTAGATCTTAGACGCCAAGTAGAAGAAAAACTTCAACCTGTTAAAGTAGAACTTGAAAAAGCAATTATCAACGATCCAAATATCATTGGCAAAGATTTATTAGGTAAAGATTATGAAGGTATTGTTATTAATAGTCGCTTAGGTCCTATTAAAATTACCAGCCAAGAACAACGTGATGTTATCAGTACTAAAAATGCTGCTAAAATAAGTGCAAGAACAGAGCAGCCAAGAGGCGAGGCCAAGACAGCAGTAGTAGCTATAGGTAGTTTTATTGGTCACAAAGGTCATGAAGAACTGTTTACCTATACAATTAACAAAGCCAAAGAAGTAGGTGGAGACCCTTATTTGTTTATTGGCAATGCTGAAGGTAAGAATGATCCTATTCCACCTGATGTCAAAGTACAGACATGGCATAAATTGTATCCAGAGTATGCTAAGAATATCAGTACTGTACAAGAAGGTGGACAGTTGATACAAAAAATCAAACACGAATTAATTAATCCACTGCCAGGCAAACCTCCACGCTACGATAACATTATTATTATGGTTGGTGAAGATCGTGCTGGTATGAATATGCCCACAGCATTGATGAAAGCTGTAAACAAGTTCCAAGGTTACGAACATGTCAAGATAAGCCTTGATGTTACTCCGCGTGGAACTGGAATTAGTGGAACTGCATTACGTAATAGTTTAAAAAATGATCCTCCAGAAAAAGCATTAGCTACATGGTCTAACGCTTTTGATGTAAACAAACTTGGTGTTGATTGGATCAAACATCTAATGAACATAACGAGAAAAGGTATGGGAATTCAAATGACACAACCTCCGGCGCAACAACCAGCTGCACAACCTGCACCAATGGCTGAAATGAGATTATTCAATGCTCTTATGGCACCAAAACATAGATTGGTAGAGGCAGATGATTCAAAATTTGTAGGATTTATGAATCAAGCATTAGGAAAAAAAGTCGACGAGCCTTCTAAGAAAAGTAAATCAGGAATCGATGATTACGACAATGCTCCTACAATGAATTTAGATAGTTATAAGCCTGCATTAGATTTTTGTATGAAAATCATTCAAAAGTTAAATTCAACACAGAAAACTAAACTTAGCACTAAGGGCGAACATGGAGTAGTACGTTGGCTAACGAAACAGGCCACTGACGCAGGTTTGGTTCCTAATAAATTTGTCGAGGAAGACATTGACGAAGTTCAAGAACAACTTCCTGAAATATTTAAAGATCCTGCTATTACCAGTTGGGCACTAGTTTTAACCGACGGAGAACCTTTGCCAAAACCCCCGTCTAAAGGACCATTTAACATAGAAATGAATAAGGGATATGGTCCAGGAAAAGATGACAAAGGTAATTCATGGGGAGGAGGGTATAAAAATCAAGATTGGGTTACTGTAGATACCTTAGATAATTTACCCGATGCAGAAAAAATGTTTCAGGGACTTGTGAGAAAAAATTCTAAATATTATTTTGGTATAACAGACGCTACTGGAAAATGGGCAAAATTTTATGACCCTAGTAAAGAACAAGGAGTAGCCGAGGGACAACTAGAATTAAACACCCCAAATCCTGTTGTAGTGATATCTGATACTAAAACAGGTAAAATTTTAGATAAAATAAATTTAAATATTGCCGCACAAAAATATCGTTTAGGTAACCCCGCAGATGTAAAAAATCAATTAGCACATCAAAACTATACTAACATCGGAAACTATACTATTTCTGCTCCAATGACTGGGCAACCACAAGATCAAACAACCACAGGACAGAAGAATACATTTGCCACTGTGGAAGGCGGCATTGCCACTGTGGGTTGGCCCGACGACGAAGATAGTCATACCAATAATCGTCCTCCTGTAAACGTAGGCGGTACGTTTCCTGCTAGACCTGTGGTCAAGCGAGGCAGCTTAGTCAAAGCCAGCGGACTTACTGGTGTATACCGTGTAATGGACATTCTTAGAGATGAAGCCAAAATTGTACAAGAAATACCCCGTACCGGCGTGTCAACTTATGTTCCAATGTCAGACTTAAGGGTGTGGACTAATAAACCAATCAGAGAGAAAGACGTAGCAGAAGGCTCTGGCGGGGCTCAGTACAAAATAAAGAGTATTGGCCGTGATGCTAAAGGTGATTACTATATCAGCCCAAGTACAGGCAAGAAAGTATACAAGTCTGGTGTAAAGCGTGGTGACCACGAAAATCCTAAAACAGGTGAACATAAAGGTGTGGCGGAAGGTCTAGGTAAACACGTTGCTGGTGCTGCATTAGCAGGTGCTATGGCATTAGGTGGTGCAGGAGCACACGCTCAAAGTTCAGGTGAAGATTACCTTCCAGACATTGTTGCTCACGTAAAATTTAAAGTCAACGGCAAAGAAATATCTAAAGATATTAATCTAGGAACACAATATAAGTCTCCTAGAGAAGCAGCAGAGGCACTCGAAAAATTCTTAAGATCAAAAGGAATCAAATATTTCGAGTACGATCTCGAACGTATAAAACCCAAAGACGACGACTACATGGATAAAACACCGTATACTGACCCTACATCTAACGAAAGTGTAGAAGAAGCTATGTCAGCAGCCGTGCGTTTTCAACGTGCTTGGGAACGTCAACAGGCCAAAAGTGCTGCAAGTCGTAAACGTGGTGAAGAACTTCTAAATCCTAAAAAGAAAGAAGAACCTAAGCCAGAAGAAAAGAAAACTGAAATGATGGATCCTGATAAATTCTCAGGTTATCCTAAAAACAAACTAGGATCAGCAGCACATTTAAAAGGCACAACTAAACGTGGAGCTCATGCAGGTGATCTAGTCGGAGAAACAGATAAGAAAAAAGGCGCAGACGGTAAGGCATGTTGGGACGGATATCGTTACAACGGCACTGAGAACGGTAGTGATAAATGCGTTAAAATTGGCGAAGCATGGGAAATAGAAATGTCTCATGCTATCAGTAAACTATTTGAAAACCGATGAAACAATATAGAATATCAGGATTTCCCATAGACGCCGGCACTGACCCAGACTGTGCTTTGTCCCCAGACGATCCTATACATAAATTAAAGGCCAGCAATTGGCTAGGCGAACTAGGTGCTGAAGCTAGAATGGCAGAATACAATAACAGTGGTCGCACACCTGCATGGAATGATCCACGCAGTGAAAATGCTCGTATCATGCGTGAGCAGGGCATTAAACCAGGAACACCTGCTTGGTTTGAGCTTTGGTTTGGAAAAAATAAATAACATATTATGAGAATATCTGAACTATTAACTGAAGTACGAGCTGGTAAAATCAGCAAGCGAGCACAGCAGTCTAGCCGAGGTATAAACACCTATGGCGATGTTGAACACGCAAGCAGTGACTATGTAGGCTTTAAACTAGGACAGGCCATGGCAATGAGTGACGGCTCAGGTGCTCCTATAGATATTGATCCTAAGAGTTGGTACGGTAAAAAGAAAACTGTTCATCCTTATTCAGAAATAGAACAACAGATGTTTAAAGATGCAGCTAAAATAGTTGGGGCAGAATACAAAGACGTAAACAACGGCGACATGCGAAGCAAAGAATTAGACAGCACTTACACAGTAAGCCCTGTGCCTGATAGAAAGAAACTGTCAAAATGAAGATTCAAGAATTATTAGAAACAGCAACGGGTATGGGTACTGCTAGTATCGCTACTAGTATTGCTACTAAGAAACCTAAGAAAGGGCAGAAATTAAATCTGCTAGGAACTCCTGTATCTGAAACAGGTAAAGAAATTAAAGTAATAAAGAGACAACCATGAATCATCCAGACCACGAAATAGAAATGGCTCGTTCCGAACTATATTCAATAGCCAAGTATGCTATGGCACTTCACGAGATGTTAGAAAATGTCAGTGAGCTAGAAGGCATGGAAGGTTGGCAACAGAGTAAAATTACCAAAGCAGCTGATTACATGGAAAGTGTTTATCAAAGCATTACACATGAAATGAAATTTGGTGTGGCGGAGAACACAAATTCTCCCGCCTATCAAAGAGTGGAACTTTACAATCAAGGTCGTAAAGCAGGTCTAAGTGGCAAAGGTACCAATCCCTACGGTGATCCAGATAACAGTAGAGAAGCATATTTCTGGCAAGAAGGTTACGAAGATGGTCAAATACTTAGAAGCAAAGGTGTGGCGGAAGGCGACTATCCCAACGACCCATTCAGAGAAATACACAGTCAAGGTCAACAGGCAGGTATTGCCGGAAAACCAAACAATAATCCATACGGCGAACCGGGCGATAGCAAAGAAGCATCTTACTGGGACGACGGTTATGAACTTGGTCTACAAATTAGAAGAAAAAGAACAGGTGTGGCGGAAGCAGGACGCGGCAGTAATAAAGGATATGCTCCTGGATTTGCCAGTCCAACAGCACCAAATCTAAGACCTGTTGGCGGTCCAAAACAAGATGATGAATATGTAAATGGCGGTCCAGTAAACAATATCGAAGTATCTATTAACGATCGTCCTTGGAAGATATTTCCAGGCAAGGGGCCGGATGGTAGCAAGGCATTTTTCCAACAAAAACAAGACGTTGACGAAATGTGCAAACGCAAGACTGCCGCAACTGGCAAAAAATGGAGTTGGGGTGTCACAGGTGACCCTGCTACTAACGAAAGTGTAGAAGAAAACAAAAAAGGTGTACGTGCTGTCAAGCATACTACAAAACCTAGAAATCCTGTAATGGCTGGAGACAAGCCGGGCAAAGCCACTGTTACTCATAAAAATAAAAAGAAAGATGCAGAACGCGGAATTGAGAAACACAAAGGCAAAGAGCCTGCCTATGAATCTCGTCTTTGGAACGCACTTTCGCAACATCTAGAAAAATAATGCGTATAGTAGAACTAGTCGAATCATCAAAGCGTACACCAGATTTGATGGATGCTTTTGCTGCGTTCTTTCCTCTAGCCATGCAAGAGTTAGAAATTGACCGATTGCCTGATATTAAATTAGAACTACATTTAGAATTAGATGAACAGCCTTCATTTGGTAAGTTTGTTCAAAGTGAAAATAGAATGTATCTAGCAATAGAAGATCGACATCCAGTTGATATTCTTAGAACACTGGCACACGAACTAGTACATTACAAACAGGGTGTAGAACACGAATTAACTTCCAATAGTGGCGATACTGGTAGTCCTCAAGAAAACGAAGCACATGAAGTTGCTGGCATTATTATGCGACATTTTAATAAACAGCATCCAGAATTCTTCGATACTTCTGCCATTAATATCAGCGAAAGTTTTAAAAAGAAAGCAGCGGGTCTAGCATTAGGTGCATTGTCTTTAGGTGCTCAAGCTACTGCTCCCCAGATAGTTCAACAGATTGTTGAACCAGGCGATACTGTGTATTCCATTGCAAGACAGAATAATGTTCCTCCTGCAGAGATTATGAAACTTAATAAAATGGGCAAGCAGACAAAACTTGAAATTGGTCAAAAGGTAAAAGTGCCTGACTATTCGAAGCCAATTAAATTGCCCAGCACAGTAACTCCTACTGTTAAACAACCTCCTAATATTTCTCCAGCAGCACAGGCAGCACCTATGAAAGTATTGCCCAAAGTTGGCGATGAAGTTTCTTTGTTGAGTGACAATCCTGATGCAGAAGCTGCTTTACAAACTGCTGCCAAAGCCGCAGGACTTAAAGGTGCAGAACTAGCACAGTTTATGGCACAGACTCGACACGAAAGTTGGGACTTTGGTAAAATGAAAGAAGTAGGCAACAAGAAAAGATTTGCCAAATATGAAACTCCACGTAAAGCAAGACAGTTGGGCAACAAAGTAAAAGGCGACGGTGAAAGATTCAAAGGCCGCGGCTTTATACAATTAACTGGACGTGATAATTATACTCGTGCCAGTGAGCAAATTTTTGGTGATGACAGACTAGTTCGTAAACCCGAATTAGCCAGTGACCTTAATGTTGCTGCTAAGATTGCTATTTGGTATTGGAAGAATCAAGTTAGACCTAATGTTAATAATTTTAACAATACAAAAGAAGTAACTAACGCAATTAATCCTGGTCTAAGCGGGCTACAAGATAGACATAATAAATTTAAAGAATATCTAGCAATATTATGAGAGCAGATGAATTTATAAATGAAAACACCGCCGATGGCATCAACAAGATGTTTAACAATCTAGGTGATCCTGTGTATGCTAATCTACAACGAGTAGCATTATTAGCCATGCAAGGAAGACAGCAAGAAGCAGCCGGACGCTTACAATCAGTAATCAAAAATGCTTCCCCTAATGTGCAAAAAAAAATCACAGATGCAGTAAACAATATTAAACCTGTTACAATAGATGGTAAAATAGCCGATTCTAGTACATTGGATAAAAGTAAACAACATCAGGATTGGATCTTAAACACATTCATTCCGTGGGTAACGTCTTTATTAGATCAGCAAGGCATGGCAGAAAATTTTGCTGACGGTAAGAATCCTGGACGAAAGGGTCTAGCTAAACGTAGTGGAGTAAATACCAAAGCCAGTGTTAGTAGTCTGCGTAAGACTGCAAAAAATTCATCGGGTGAAAAGCAACGTATGGCACACTGGTTGGCTAATATGAAAGCAGGAAGGGCAAAAAAGAAATGAAAATAACTGAACTATTAACAGAGTCTGCTAAGAAAGGTCTTTACTATTACGTAAATAAACGTAAGAAAGCAGGTACTAGTAGAAGCAAAAATAATCCTAAAGCGCCGTCTGAACAAGATTGGAAAAATACTGCCAAGACTGCTAAAAACGAAGGCGGCAATCCTCGACAGGCTGCTATTGCCATTGCTAAACGTGAATCAGGAAAATACAATAAAGATGGTGAGCGTATAAAAGAAGATTCATTATTAGATCAAGAATTTGATCTTATTGAATCAATCATCGAAAAATTAGCAGAACATAACGGTGTAGATGCAGAAGTAATCTGGGAGGACCTAGAAAGTCTCACAGAAGATGAACTCTACGCTTTTGCTGTGACGTCAGAGCCTGTGATGGAAGACTGGCAAAAGGCCAACAAGCGTGACAACACAGATGGCATGAGTCAAAAGGCTGTGAATGCGTATCGCAGAGAGAATCCTGGTTCAAAGTTGAAAACTGCTGTGACCACCAAGCCGTCAAAGTTAAAGAAAGGCTCAAAGGCTAGCAAACGTCGTTCAAGTTATTGCAGTCGTAGTCGCGGACAGATGAAGATGCACAGTATTAGCTGTAGTAAAACTCCAGACAAAGCAATCTGCAAAGCACGTAGACGTTGGAACTGCTGATGAGAGATTTATTGACTATTATAGAAGCTGTAGAGACTAAAAAGTTAACTACAGAAAAACTTCCCTATGGTAAGTCAGGACTCAATCCTGTAATGAGCGATGCTAGCATCAACTATCATTACGAAAAACTAGCCAAGGGTTATGCAGAAAGATATAACAAAGGCGAAGGTGATCCTACGTTTAATGAAGCAGGAAACTTTCTTCACAATTTGTTTTTTCCTCAACTACAACCTCCAAAGGCCAGTAACAAGCCTGCAGGTGCATGTCTAGAACTTATTGAGAAAAAATTTAAATCATTTGAAAAATTTCAAGAAGATATCCAAACTGAAGCTATGAAGATACAGGGCAGTGGATGGATTTATCTCAGCACATCCGGTGCTATTAAAACAATTAAAAATCACGAAGTTAGAAAAGATATAGCATTGTTAATTGATTGGTGGGAACATGCCTGGGCATTGGACTATCAAGCAGACAAACAAAAATATCTTAAAAACATTTGGCGTATAATTAATTGGGAAGTTGTCAACTCAAGATTATAACATGAATCAAAGACCATTGTATTTTATTTCTCGAAGAAAAGAATTAGAATTAATTAATAAACTAGAAACTATTGTCGATAACAGATTGTTTCACCCTTCTAATACTGCTGTGATACAAGCCAGTGTTGATTTTGCAGGAACTGCGGCTATGCATCTTGCTCATTCTTGGTCTGTTGGTGGGGAAATTATTCCGATTATTCCAATTGAAGTAACGTATCCCAACGAATCCTACGACTATGTTCGATCAAAATTTCAATACGATATGCGTTGGCAACTAGAACATTTTGATTATAAACGATTTGTAGTTGTCGAAGCAGGTATTATTCGCGGTGGAAATTGGAAATGGATTTTAGAAGAATTTGCTCTTTTAAATGTTCCTCGAGAAAATATCACACTAGTAACTATGGTAGAAAATATTCATGCAGTTATAAAGTCTGACTATGTTGGTGAGTATTACGATGACGATAAAGAAGATCTAACCTTCTACTTTGAAAAATTCAACAAGCACTGGCCAGTAAAGTAACCAAACAGGTTGCTTTCTACCTAAATAATCTATACTATAACACACAAGGAGATAATCTATGGGAAAAGCATTTGGAGCCCCAGAGCAGGCTAAAATTAAACAAATCGTTGCCGAAGGCATGACAGTCATGCAGGAAATTCAAGACCTTACAGAAGGATTGAATGATACAATTAAAGCAGTGGCAGAAGAACTAGAAGTTAAACCTAGTGTGATTAAAAAAGCAATTCGCATTGCACAAAAAGATCAATGGGATCAAGTCTGGAGAGAATTTGACGATCTAGAAACTATTGTTGACATCAGTGGACATAGTTTCCGTAAAAAAGATGATTGAAATTTTTAGACCTACCTTTGAATGGATTCGTAATGATTGGAATTCTAATCGCTTTCGCTTTTTTGTTGAGTTGCTTGCTTGGGCTATATCTATCGGGTGTAGCATTACGATGGCATCCACGGTTCCAAATCCACCCCTACTTATTCTCTATCCTATATGGATTATGGGTTGTGCTATGTACGCTTGGGCTGCTTGGACTAGGAAAAGTTTTGGCATGCTGGCTAACTATCTATTGTTAACCACAATAGATTCGATTGGCCTAATTAGAATGTTAAATAATTAAGAGAAAGGTTCGACCAGCCATAAATGGTTATGAAGGTATTTGTCAGCCGCAAATGACATGGAGAAAATATGAGTTATGTTGATTCCGTCTGGGATCGCGACAAAGACACCATTCGAGTTGTCGAGCGAGACCCTACTAAAGGTAGACAGTTTAAAGACTTTCCTGCCAAATATGTTTTTTACTATCCAGACCCTAAAGGAAAATATCAATCCATTCACGGAGATCCTTTAACTAAAGTCAGTGTAAAAAGCCATAAAGAATTCCAAAAAGAACTACGCATACACAGTGGTAAGAAACTGTTTGAAAGCGATATCAATCCAGTATTCCGTTGTCTAGAAGAAAATTATCTAGGCAAGGATGCACCAAAATTAAACGTAGCGTTCTGGGATATTGAGGTAGACTTCGATCCAGAGCGTGGCTACGCAAGTCCTGATGATCCTTTTATGCCAATTACTGCTATTGCTGTACATCTACAATGGATGGACACATTAGTATGTCTTGCTATACCGCCCAAGACTATGACTATGGAGCAGGCGCAGGAAGCAGTTAAAGAATTTCCTAACACTATTCTGTTTGATTCAGAATATGACATGTTAGATACATTCTTAAATTTAATTCAAGATGCTGATGTGTTAAGTGGTTGGAACAGTGAAGGGTTTGATATGCCGTATACTGTTAACCGTGTTATTAAAGTTTTAAGCAAAGAGGACACACGCAGATTCTGTTTGTTTAACCATTATCCTAAAAAGAGAGAATACGAAAAATATGGTAAGGACGCTGTTACTTATGATCTTATTGGTCGCGTACATCTTGACAGTCTCGAGCTATACAGGAAATACACTTATGAAGAAAGACATAGTTATCGACTAGATGCTATTGCCGAATATGAACTAGGCGAAACTAAAACTGTCTATGAAGGCACACTAGATCAACTTTATAATAATGACTTTAAAAAGTTTATTGAATATAACAGACAAGACTGTGCCCTGCTTGACAAACTAGATAAAAAACTTAAATTTATTGATCTAGCCAACACCGTTGCACATGAAAACACAGTATTGATTCAAACTACAATGGGTGCTGTAGCTGTTACTGAACAGGCAATTGTAAATGAAGCTCATCATAGAGGTATGATTGTTCCAGGTCGTCCTAAACGTGATGAAGAAGTTGATACACAGGCCGCAGGTGCTTATGTAGCATATCCTAAAAAAGGATTGCATGACTGGATTGGAAGCATGGATATTAACAGTTTGTATCCAAGTGCAATTCGTGCATTAAACATGGGACCAGAAACTATTATAGGTCAATTGCGTCAAGATTACACCAAATCAGAAATATCTAGCAAAATGAGCAAAGGTAGCTCGTTTGCGGCTGCATGGGAAGGTAAGTTTGGCAGCAACGAATATGAATTTGTAATGAGTAAGGATCGGGCAACTGACATTACTATCGACTGGGAAGATGGTAGAGTAGATGTTCTCAGTGGTGCTCAAATTTATGAATTAATTTTTGAAAGCAATCAACCTTGGATGTTGAGTGCCAACGGTACTATTTTTACCTACGAGCGTGAAGGTATTATTCCCGGACTGTTAAAACGTTGGTACGCTGAACGTAAGGAAATGCAGGCCAAGTTAAAGGAAGCTATTGTCGCAGGAGATAAAGTACAAGAAGAATACTGGGACAAACGTCAACTAGTTAAGAAGATTAACTTGAACAGTTTGTATGGTGCTATTCTGAACGCAGGTTGCCGTTTCTTTGATAACCGCATTGGACAAAGCACTACACTGACTGGTCGGAGAATTGCTCGTCATATGGCTAGTAAAGTTAACGAAGTTATCACAGGAGAATATAATTACATTGGAAAAAGTATTATCTACGGTGACACTGACTCTGTTTACTTTTCAGCATACACTACGTTGAAAAACGACATCAATAAAAAACTTATTCCGTGGGATAAAGACACAATTATTCAACTGTATGATACAATCTCAGATGAAGTTAACAGTACATTTTCCCAGTATATGCTAGACGATTTTCATTGTCCAACTAGCAAGGGTAGTGTTATTAAAGCAGGCCGAGAAATTGTTGCAGTTAAAGGCTTGTTTATTACCAAGAAACGGTATGCTGTTCTTTACTTTGATAAAGAAGGCAAACGTAGTGATGTAGAAGGTAAACCAGGAAAGATCAAAGCCATGGGGCTAGATTTGAAACGTAGTGATACTCCAGAATTTATGCAAAAGTTTTTAGAAGAAGTATTAACCAAAGTACTCAATGGTGCTGAGGAAAAAGATATCTTAGAAATGATTGGTGAATTCCGAACTGAGTTTAAAGCAAGACCCGGTTGGGAAAAAGGCAGTCCCAAACGTGCTAACAACATTGCTGAGTATCAGGCTAAAGAAGTCAAGGCTGGTAAGACTAATATGCCAGGGCATGTACGTGCTAGTATTAATTGGAATACCTTAAAGCGTATGAACGGTGACAAATACAGTCAACAAATTGTAGACGGTATGAAAGTTATTGTTTGTAAACTAAAAGATAATCCACTAGGATATACTTCAGTAGCGTATCCAGTAGATGAGCTACGTCTACCTAAGTGGTTTCAAGAACTTCCATTTGATCACGGTGAAATGGAAGCAACAATTATCAATAACAAACTTGATAACTTAATCGGTGTGTTGGAATGGGACTTGGCGTCAACAACACAAAATAACACCTTTGGTAGTTTGTTCAGCTTTGAATAAAAATTTCATTGACTTCTACCAATTTTCTAAATATAATTAACAAAAGGATTTTATCATGCAAGATTTATTAAAAGATATCGTAGGTCACACACATAACCTTGGCTTCCTAAATGTTGTGAAAATTACTGGCGAAGAATCTAAAACCAGTATTGACAGTATGGCAGATGACCGTACGGTTATTATGTATGCTGAGACAGCTAATCCATATCCAGATATGATTGGTGTTTTTGGTATGCCACAATTAAACAAACTACGTTATCACTTAGATTGCCCGGAATATAAAGAGGGTGCTAAGATTGAAGTTGTTAAAGCAGACCGTAATGGCGAAACAATGCCAATTGGTTTGCATTTTGAAAATGCAACCAAAGACTTTAAAAACGATTATCGTTTTATGAGCACTGAGATTATTAATGAAAAACTAAAAACTGTTAAGTTCCGCGGTGTTAAGTGGGATGTTGAAATTGAGCCTTCAGTACAGGCTATTCAACGTTTTCAATTCCAAGCGGCTGCTAACAATGAACACACAACATTCTTGGCAAAAACTGATGGCGACAAGTTAATTTTTACATTTGGTGATCAAAGCACACACGGTGGTGAATTTGTATTTGCCATAGGCGTTACTGGCAAAATTACCAAGGCGTGGACATGGCCTGTTAGCAGTGTTTTAAGTATTCTTAAAATTGCCGATGCTAACAATGCTAAACTGAGCTTTAGTAATGAAGGTGCTATGCAGATTACCTTAGATAGCGGATTGGCTACTTACAAATATATTATTCCAGCCAACGCATGATAAAAGGTTTAATGGGTATTCGAGGCATTGCTGTAAATGGTGGCGACACCAGCGTACCCTACGTCAATCAAAATGTATCAAACCCTATGCAGGGTATGATTAGAGTTTGGGGTACAGACATGCAGGTGTTTGACGGTAGTGGTTGGACTAACATTCAGTCCAGTTATACTACTGTCGGGCTCGATCCAGTTACCCAAGAAGCCATTGACTGGGTTAAACAAAAGATGCAGGATGAAAAAGAACTACATCAATTGTCCAAAGAAAACCCTGCTGTTCAAATAGCATTGGAGAATTTAAAACGGGCCCGTGAACAATTAGATGTTACAATAATACTAAGCAAAGAATATGAAAAATCCACCAGTTAATTTAACACCATTACAAAAAGACTACGCTGTCTACTTGCCAGCTATCAGTAGTTTTTACAGCACCTACGTTGCCAAACAACGTCTAGAAGAATTTGTTCCTAAAGATCGTATTCCTGCAGGGTTCGATCGTGGAATTGAAGGTATGAACTTTCTTAATCCAGAACAAGGTTACTTTACTTATAAGTATGGTCTGTATTCAGCAGGTCATGCACAATTAGACTTGAATAAATCAATGACTCAAGAGTCTATGATTCAACAACGTGACCGTGCTAACACAATGATCTTAGGTGACTCCGGTGGATATCAAATTGGTAAAGGCGTTCTTAAATTTGATTGGTTAGATTTTGAAGGTAAGTCAGCAAACAAAACACGTCAAAGTATTTTAGAGTGGCTTGAACTTACTGCTGATTGGTCAATGATGCTTGACGTTCCTACGTGGGCTTGTGACCATATACATAGTCCAAAGACAGGATTAAAAACATTTGAAGACTGCCTAGATAAGACACGTTTTAATAATGATTATTTCCTAATGAATAGGATTGGTCAAACAAAATGGCTCAATGTTCTGCAAGGCGGAGACTGGGATACTGCTGAAAAGTGGTACCAAGGTGTTAAAGAATTTAGCGATCCTAAGGGCAAGTATAAAGGTCGTGAAGCAGAAGGTTGGGCCTTTGGTGGTGCTAATATGTGTAAAATGGATATTACTCTTAAACGTCTAATGACGCTAAGAGACGACGATTTGCTAGAAAGCAAAAACTGGATCCATTTCTTGGGTACAGCTCAGTTGGATTGGTCATGCTATCTAACTTCAATTCAACGACAAATCAGGAAACATATTAATGAAGAAATTACCATATCTTTTGACTGCGCCTCCCCGTTCATTGCAACAGCACACGGACTTGTCTATACCAACGCAGTCCACACACCAAAAAGGTGGAGTGTTATTATGGACAAAGCCCCAGACAACAAATCCTTGTCAGGAAGCGATATCCCATTCCCATTCGAATCAACAATCGGTCGCCGATTAACTATAGCAGATATTGCCTACTATAATTTAGGCATACGCAAGACTGATGCAGAATTAGGTAAAGTTAAATTTGATCATTTAAATCCAGAACACTATCACGAAGTTCCAAGACTTAATAAACTAGGTAAAATTCCAAACAAAACATCGTGGGATAGTTTTGCCTATGCATTAATGATGGGGCATAACGTAGAATGTCATATTGTTGCTGTACAACGTGCTCAACAGTTAATGGATATTGAATGTGCTAGACATAAGCCAGACTGGCGTATGTGGGGCTTAGAAGGTAAGAAAGAAATTGAATTTAGTGATTGGGTTCCACGTAAGATTCTTTACTTTGACCGATTTGTTAAAGAACTTTTTGAAACTAAAACTAAAGCAGAAGCATTTGCAATGATTGATCAAGCTATGCCATTCCTACGTAGTTTAGAAGGTGCTCGACTACAAGGCGGGCCTGCTCAAAATACTTTTGGTAATTTGTTTGAAGTAGAGCAAGTTGTTAAACAAGAAGAAATCGATCTTGCTAATCCAGACGATGAAGAACTACGTGCATTAGAAGAAGGACTTGTAGAATGAATAGGGATTACTCCACAGGCACTGCTGATAATATAGCATTTTTTACAGGCAAAGAAATTGAGCATAGTCCTGCATATGGAATGTCTACATTATTTGTCACAGGACTTCAAAATCCTGCCGAAGTTTTAATACTGGCTAAACAAGAAAAAGTTAAACACATTTATTTTGGTGCTAATCAAAGTTTTAAGCCTACTAGCACAGATGAACTTAATCATTGGCAAAAGATGATTATTTCTCTCCTGAAACAAAATTTTTGGTGTACTTTGGATTTTGATGTCAAGTACGCAGAAGATATTTTGGAAACAGGATTGAATGAAGAACGGAAATTCATTTCGATGATTTCTGTAAAGCTGCCCTACTTGACACAATTTAATTATAATAGTATACTAAAGATTGACGACAAAGACTTCGAGGCTACCAACCCAGGTGTTTGGACTCATAGGTTGCATGACCTATTGGACAGTAACAAGTTTACTGATTGGGATCAATATAAAGAGGATGAAATTGCAAAATGAAAGAATTTGTAATTAAAGATAGTAACGCATTTCGACTACGTGTTAAAATGTGGAAGTGTTTAACTCCGTCAGATCTTAACAGCATTGAATTTATTCAAGAATGTAAAGATGACACTGGCGAAGTTAATTTTAGTTCAACTTATAATTACTTTTTAACTGACGAAGATATTAAAGTAATGGTAGATGGTTTTTCAAAATGAATCAAACAACAATGAAACAAGACTGGCGCCCAAATAAAATGATTTGGGTTACCTTCCGCAAAGAAGGTATGCATCGTTATCCAGCAGCCGCAACAGATCCCACACTGGCAACAGGTGACGAGTATGATGTATCATTTCTAGCAAATGAGCATCGTCATATTTTTCACTTCCGTGTTTGGATTGGTGTAACACATAATGATCGTGATATTGAGTTTATTCAATTCAAACGTTGGTTGGAAAATCTTTATAAAGATAGTACACTAACACTTGATCATAAAAGTTGCGAAATGATGTCAGACGAACTGTATGACATGATTTCACAAAAGTATCCAAGTCGCGAGATTTGGATTGAGGTCTCCGAAGACGGAGAAAATGGTTCATTTATCAAATATTAATAAGGAAAGCTAAATGGCATTGCCATCTTTTATTCAAAAAACTCTTGTAATGAAACCCGAAGTTGAGAAAATCTTTGATGATCTTGACGCATGGTTAGATCATTGCCGCTTCAATATGTTGCCCTTTAATCCTGCAGACCTATATAAGTCTCAGGAATATCGCAACTTTCAGCGATATCAAAATGGTGGCGAACGCCGACCATACTTAGGCAAAAAGCCTCGCTTTGAGAACAAGAGCAATGGCGAACGTTTTTCTCGTTGATTTAGAATCAGTTGAAACCAGGTACACGGGTCAGTGGAAGACTCATGTACCTGCTCTCTTACGAAAGGCAGGACACAATGTCAACATTATATCAGGTCCTACGGACATTCCTAGTGCTACCACTCCTGGAGCATTTCTCAACTTTGGCGGCACTAATATATACAAAGCTAGTCAAGTGGAGCAGATGGGCCGTTTATTTTGTAGCGGATCCGTTCATCCTGGCGACCACTTTATTTTTACTGATGCTTGGCATCCAGGCATCATAAACTTAAAATACATGAGCGAGTTACTGGGTATTCCAGTAACTACACACGGCTTATGGCATGCTGGTAGTTATGATCCCCAAGACTTTTTAGGACGCTTAGTTGGTAGCAAACCTTGGGTTAGACATGCTGAGAAAAGTTTTTATCATGCGTTCGATCATAACTATTTTGCCACAGAGTTTCATGTACATCTATTCATGAAAAAATTACTCAACGACGGGTATACTATCGAAAATCCATGGTGGCATGAAGATTGGCATGAACGTTACGACAGCGGCAAAATTGTCAAGACTGGTTGGCCCATGGAGTATATGGACAATGCTCTTGTAGAATATAAGAACATGCCCAAACGTGATCTTATCTTATTTCCGCATCGCATTGCTCCAGAGAAACAAGTTGAAATCTTTCGCGACTTAAAAGAACAACTGCCACAGTATGAATTCGTTGTTTGCCAGGATCAACAGCTAACAAAGAATGAGTATCATAATTTATTAGGCGAAGCTAAAATTGTGTTTAGTGCCAGCCTACAGGAAACACTGGGTATTGGCTGCTATGAGGGAGCATTACTTGATGCTGTTCCTATGGTACCAGATCGACTTTCATATAAAGAAATGTATCACGAAGGTTTTAAGTATCCTAGTGCATGGACAGAAAACTGGGATAGCTATCTTAGACATAGACAAGAACTGTGCCATCACATTATAGTTACTATGACCCATTATGAAAAACGTATTCCACAATTACGCAAACAAACGGAAGACTTGTCTAAATATTTCTTTAGTGCAGGTCGTCTGCTGGAGAATATTAAATGAGTGAAATGTTTCAATTACCAAAGATTGGTATCGTAGGTCTAGGATTTGTTGGTCAGGCTATTAGAGAAAGTATCAGTGGCTACAATGTAGTCACTGTTGACAGTGACCCTAGCAAAGGCAGTGATAAATTTGAAGACTTATTTGCCTGCGAAGGTATTTTTATCTGTGTTCCTAGTCCACAGTTAGAAGATGGCACTTGCGATACTTCAATTTTAGAAAGTGTCTTAGAAAAACTTCAAGGATATACAGGTGTTATTATTAGTAAGTGTACAGCACCGCCAGATGCTTATAAACGATTAAATGATCTTTATCCAAACCTTGTTCATGTTCCAGAATTTTTAACTGCGGCTAGAGCCAAGTTAGACTACCTAGGCGGTAAATTTGCCTTTATTGGCGGAAATGTTCGTGCATATCAGCATGAAGCAGAACGAATTATTAGAATAACACAGCATAGTCTTAACAAAGTTATCTACTGTACTATCGGAGAGGCAGCATTAGCCAAGTATACGATTAACAGCTTCTTAGCCACTAAGGTAACTTTTATGAATGAAATTTATATGCTGGCGCAGAACCTAGGTCTTGATTATGAAAAAGTTGCAGAAATGGTTGTCTGTGATGACCGTATTGGCAAAAGTCATATGCGGGTTCCTGGCCCTGAAGGTTTATTTGGATTTGGCGGGATGTGCTTTCCTAAAGATACATCCGCATTGATTAAATTTGCAGAACAGGTTGGTGTCCATGTTAATGTCGTCGATGCCGCAGTAAAGAAAAATACTCTGCTTCGCTTGACAAAAACCTAAATAAACTATATAATAAACAAATGGCAATCCTCTGCCTTAACATCGGAGAATAATAAAAATGGTATATCAAAATGCATATGAAAGTCACGACGAGGAACCTAGTGACAAAAAAGAATCAATTTTAGACATTGACGAAAAAGGTTACGAAGTTGGCTATCTAGGTACGCAAATACGTCAACGAATGAAACGTGATAAAAAACGTTTTTGGGCAGGTGACAATATCAGTGAATATCTTAAGCCCGGCGATAAAGAAATTCTAATTAGTGATGCTACAGAAGCATTTGAACAAGTATTAGACACATTACTAATTGATCAAGAAACTGATCCTAATTCAAAAGGAACAGCAAGACGATTAGCCAAAATGTATTTTAATGAAATAATGGCAGGAAGATATGACCCAGCACCAGATGCAACAGCATTCCCAAATGATTCAGCAGACAGATACGAGGGTATGTTGGTTGTGCGTAGCGAACTACGTAGTATGTGCAGTCATCATCATCAACCTGTTAGTGGAGTGGCATACATTGGAATTATTGCGGCAGAAAAACTTATCGGCTTGTCCAAGTATACACGTATTGCCCAATGGTGTGCTCGTCGAGGAACCTTACAGGAAGAATTGTGTATTGACATAACCAATGAGATTATGGCTGCAACTGGTAGCAAGGATGTTGGTGTTTATATTCAAGCAGTACACGGATGTTGTGAGAATCGTGGCATTATGGCACACTCTAGTCTAACACAAACAACTGTACTTAGAGGTGCGTTCAAAGATGATCCCAACACTAAAAAAGAATTTATGGACAATGTTAAATTGCAACAAGAATTTGCACCTCGATGAAATACATCACTAACATAACAGGGGAGATCAAACTTCCCTGGGAGCCTGGGCTATTAGAATGGTTACAGGAACGTTATCCTGCTTCAAAATATCGTATAGTGGAAGAATATCAAGATGAAGAAATTTCTTAATTGGTTGGATAAGTTAGGTCGCAAACGCATTGTTATGGATCGTATTAACAACGAACCATACTTAGAACGTTATTATCTTTTTCTAAAAGATCGTAAACGGTTTCCATTCAATGTGTTTCTACATAAGTTTCTTAAATCAGATCCAGATGACGTACATGATCATCCTTGGCCCTATGCCACGTTGATTCTAAAAGGCGGCTACTGGGAGTGGATTCCTCATTTTGATAGTCATGGTAAAAAAGTTAATGAAACTGCCGAGTGGAGAGGTCCTGGTCATTTTCGTATTTGTAAAGAGAACAGCTATCATCGTATAGAAATCGATCCTGACATAGCATGTTGGACATTGTTTATGCCGGGTCCTCAACGTAGAGAATGGGGATTTTTAGTTAACAACAAATGGATTCATAACGAAACATACTTAACAGAAAGAGCAAAAAATGGATAACAAGGTAAACGAGATATTACATATCCTCCAAGAAGAATGTGCAGAAGTTACGCAGGCAATTAGTAAGTGTTTTCGATTTGGATTGAACAATGCCAAACCCGGAAAGCCGTTAACTAATGTAGAACACCTAGAAGGTGAAATTGGGGATTTACTTGCAATGGTAGATCTGCTAAAATGTTATAATGTTGTCAGTGAAGAAGGCCTAAACACTGCCAAACAAGCAAAAATTGAAAAACTAAAAATGTGGTCTAATATTTACGAAGGTGAACCAGATGGCATATAAAACAGTTTATACAGAAGTGGAAGTCGATGTTGATCTTGCAGATTTTGACACTGATGATTTGCTAGAAGAACTAGAAGAACGTGGAGCATTACCTGTCGAAGGGCAATATGATTCTAAAGAAATTTTGGAAGCAATCTATCATAAACGTAGACTTGGTCGCACAGATTACGAAAAAGAATTAGATCAATTAATCTACGCAGGATTAGGAAAAATAGTATGAGCAAAATTAAAATAGCAGAATTATTTTACAGCATACAAGGTGAAGGAAGATATATGGGAGTTCCTTCCGTTTTCTTACGTACCTTTGGTTGTAACTTTAAATGTCAAGGTTTCGGCATGCCTAGAGGTGAGCTTAGTGTTGAGGCAGACGAACTGGGCAACCTTGCTCATATGTTTAACAAATATGAAGAACTTCCGCTGGTTAGTACAGGTTGTGATAGTTACGCTAGTTGGCATCCAGACTTTAAAGATCTAAGTCCAATGCTTACTTCGGATGCTATAGCTGATCGAATTATGGAAATTCTTCCACACGGCAAATGGCTAGACGAACATCTAGTTATTACAGGTGGTGAGCCGTTGCTAGGTTGGCAACGTGCTTATCCAGATTTGTTGAATCATCCTAAGATGGCAGGATTAAAAGAAATTACATTTGAAACAAATGGTACTCAAAAGCTAACAGA